CGAGGGCGAGGACGAAGACACTTCGGTGCCGCGCCGCCCCCGACCTCGCAAGCGGCGCGCCGACGTGCAGCCGCGCGTCGACAAGACGCCTCGCGTTCGCGAGCTCGACCAGGACGACGCCGCCGCCGCCGCCGCCATGCCGCCTCCGGACCCCGTCGTCTCGAACGTGGTGATCGGCGCGCTGCCGCCGGACTGCGACGTTCCGCCGCTTTCGGACCCGCCGCCGCAGGATGCCGAACCGGCGCTCTGGCAGCGCGCCTTCGACAACGTCAGCGACCACGCACTCAGCTACGCCGCCTTCGAAGCGCGCGCCGCCTCCGTGCACGAACTACACTACCCGCCCGACGCCATCACCGACACACCCACCATCGAGGCGCGCTTCGCCGTCATGGACAACTACGAGGAGCAGCACACGATGTTCGAGCTGTACACCATCTTTCTGGAGCTGGCGCGCCACTGGATCATCGGATACGCGCGCACGCTGCACGACAGCCTGCACTTGCTGCGCCTGCTGCGCGTTCGGGGCTACGACGCGCCGCAGATGATGAAGATCAACCCCATGACGATGGACGAAGTGTTCATTCAGGAGATGGATGTGTCGGCGAGTGCGGAGCGCTGGGTTCGTTTCCTGATCCCGTTTCGCATCAAACTGATGGTGGCGGGCGTGGCGACGACGCCGGTGCAGCGCGTGTTGAGTCGCGTGCTCGAGACGTTGCAGGTTTCGAACCAGATGGGGCGTCTGTACGTGCGTTCGCGGCGCATGGTGGAGGGTCGCATGGAGGTGATCAACTTTGAGAGTTTGACGGAGCTGATGAGCGCGCAGCGCGACTCGAAGCTGATTCCGTCGCTGTACCTGACGAGCATGCTGGAGGCGGCGACGAGCAAGGTGAGCGGGCGCGTGCTGACCGAGTACGTGCTGCAGGACCCCAAGGTGACGGAGGCGCTGAACGAGTCGGGCGGCTTTGCGCGCGCGGAGGACGACGCCCGCTCGGAGGTGAGCAGCGCCATTGTGCCCACGGGCGCACCCCTCGCGCGCGGAGGACGCGGCGGCCGACCCAGCGCCCTCGCGCGCCTCGCCACCATGACGCCGCAGCAGCGCGCGCTCGTGATGCGCATCCAAGAGAAGTGCTTCAAGATGGACCCCGGACCCGATCCGGATGCGCTGCTGAGCAACGGCTTCAACAACATGCAGATCCTTGCGTACCACATCATCAACGAGGCGTACGCGCAGCGACTGGTGAAGCGCGGCTCCTACTTTTACGAGCCGGTGTACAAAAACTTTCGCGGCAAGCGCGTGTTCACGTACAACTTCCGGCGCAGCTGCAGCATCGAGGAGTTTGTGTACCGCCACTGCGAGGTGGTGCACAATCAGGGCATGTGGAAGCTGCTGACCTCGAAGCCGGCGCTGCACCGCGAGCTGGTGCACCATTTGCAGTACAACAACAACATGCTGCTGCCGGAGTTCCAGCCGCTGGACTGCGCCTTCAGTTTCCGCAACGGCGTCTATTTCGCGGGCATCAAGTTTCTTCCGTATGGTGACCCCGACATTCCGCCGAACCTGCAGACGTCGCGCTACTACGAGAAGTTTTTCCCGTTCTGGAACGTGCATTTCTGTCGCGAGATCGCGGAGCGCCTAAATCTGCGCCGGGAGCAGCGCCGCATCGACATGGAGAGCCGCGAGGACGACGCCGGCAGCGACACCTGGAAGCTGCTGCGCATCAACCTGGACATGACCAAGATGGTGGCGACGTGGATGATCCCGGAAGGGGCGCCGTTGTTCCCGGAGGAGGACCTGAACGGCACGCGCGTGGCGGTGGCGGCGGCGAGCAAGGACCAGGATCTGCACGACTTTCAGGAGGTGATGGGGCTGCGCTCGGAGCAAACGCACCGCACTTATTCGCTGGAGAGCAGCCGCCGCCTGGAGAACGAACTGCGGCAGGGCTACCGCCGGCGCTGCGCCGAGCGCGGCACGCTGTTCTCGACCAGCCTCGCCGACATGGTGGACTGGCGCGACGTGCCGACGCCGCACCTGCAACGCATCATGGATGACCAAAAGTTCCCGCCCGACGTGCAGGAGTGGTTCATGGCGATGCTGGGGCGCATGATGGCGCGCCCGGACGAGTGGGAGCACTGGCAGGTGGTGTTTTGCATATTTGGTGTTGCGGGCTCGGGCAAGAGCACCGTCGCCAAGATTGTGGAGCTTTTTCGGCGGCCGGAGGACATCTGGACCATCGGCGACAACATGGAGGAGACGTTCGGGCTGCAAAGCGCGCTCGGCACCAAGTGCGGCATCGCGTACGACATCACCAGCCAGACCAAGTTTCGCCAGGCGGACTGGCTGGCGATCTCCGCCAACGACAAGGTGTCGATCGCGCGCAAGTGCCAGGACGTGGTGCAGATGCGCCTGAACATTCACCTCATGATGATGGGCAACTCCAAGCTGCCGTACGACGACAGCCAAGGACAAGTCAGCCGACGCAAGGTGCCCTTCTCCATGACCGAACGCATCACCAACGGCGACCCTTTCATCGACGCGCGCAACGAGGACAACGTCGCCGGACTGCTCTTCAAGTGCTTCATGGCGTACCTGGAGAAGTGCGCACTGTACTCCGACCAAGTCCTCACCTCCGTTCTGCCGCAGTACTTTATCGAACAACGCAAACGCGAGAAGGCGGAGAGCCACGAACTGGAACACTTTCTGCAGAACGGCACCGACGAGATCGAGATCACCGGACGCGCGGAGGATGTCATGACCTGGCGCAACTTCCAACTCAAGTTCAACCTACACTGCCGACGCAACGGACTCCCGCAGCGACGCATGGTGGTGGAGTTCTACGCGCAAACGCTCAAGGAGTACAACCTGCAACTCACCGAATTCCGCTCCGCCACCATCGACGGCGTCGAATCCAAGGGGCAAATGATCCTCGGCGTCAAGGCGCGCGACAACATGCAACAACAACAACTTCCACCACAACACGCACAACTCGACCCCTTCGCCATGCGCGCGTGAGTCTAACGAAAGCGAGACACGTCACTCGAAAGCTTCGTCACCCGTCGAATGAAATCTAGAATGTATGCGTTGCGTTTCACGTCGCTTTGAAGTAGCTCGGACCATTCATCTTAGCTACGCGTGTCGGTCCTCAAAACGTCCGCTCCAATACGACGCATCTGATGTTTTGGTACATGAAGGGGGGGGTTGTGTACGCCCGCCTAAACTCTCGAAGCAACGTTTCGGCGGAGTCGTCTAATCGGCTAGGACCCAAGGCTTTGAACCTTGTCGTGCGGGTTCGAGTCCCGTCTCTGCCTTGAGTTTTTCGTTTTTGCGTTCTCACGCGCACAGACGCGCACACACGCGTCTCTCCTGCATTTCACGCAAAGCGAGTCACGTCGTCCAGCTGCAGCAGGCGGCGGTCGCGCGACGTCAGCAGTCCGTCGAGCATGTCGTTCAGACTTGAAGTGGCATCTTCGAAGTTGTCCACGTAGCGCACCCGCATGAATTGGTAAATCTTTCGAAGCAGCGTCGTCCAGGTGTCGGGCGAAAGACGCACGACGTGCCCGACCAGCGACTCGAGCGCGTTCGGGTCCGCCGCTTCCTCGTCCAACGTGCAGCGCACAGACCCCCAGAAACAATCCATGTTGGGGTCGTGCAACAGAATGTACTCCGCCAACGAAGCCCCCAGCGGCTGCCAAAGCTGCACATGCTTCATCAACTCCTCCGAACTCATGCCGTACTGCACCCATTGCTGCACCACGTTGGAAAGCACCACGCACTTGTCCAGGTCGGTGAGGCTCTTGTCGGCGCTTTGCATCAACCCCGTGATCATTTCGGGGATGTTGCCAATGTCGAACGGCTTCATAATCAGCCACTCCTCGCGCGACATCAAACGGTAGCCGTCCAGCACGCGACCGATCGCGCTCGGCCACACCACGCACGCATGCGCATCCATCTTCAAATCCGCAGCCCACTCGTCGCGAAACTGCTGCATCACAATCAGCATGGCTTCGTACACGTACGGGTCGCGGCGGTAGTTTGCGTAGCACGCCGCCACGAAATGAGCACTGTACGCCTGCAGCCCGAGCGCCACCTCCGACATGCTCTTGCCGTACTGCGGCACGTGCGCCAGCAAAAACATCGAAAAGCTGAAGGCGTCTTGCGACACGAGACGCGCCAGTTCGGTCAACAGCTGCTCGTCCTTGGTGGGCGGTGCGTTGCGCAGATAGAAGGCGCAGTAGCGCGTGTTGCGTCCGCGCAGCGACTCGATCGCCTTTTGCAGCGAGGGGGATCGCGGAGAGTCTGCCCGCACCTCCGTGGACGTCAACAGAACGCCCAGTTCGCGCAGCTGCTTCTGCTCGCGCTTGCCCATGCGCTTGGGGCGACCGGCACGCGCCGCCGCCAGGCGACGACGCTCCTTGCGGCTTGCGGGCGACGACACCGCTCCTCTCGCCCCCGTGTCCACCGTCAACACCATGACCCCGATTCTTACGGTGACAAATTGCTCAATAAACGTTGCGAAGAAAAGGGGGCTAACGTTTTGCGTTTTCGCGATCACACCGAGAACGATCCGTCCACGGGCTCCGGCTCCGGTTCCGGCTCCTTGGACTCTTCCGCTGCCTCCTCCGTCTGCTGCATCGGCGCGGAGGTCGGTACGGCAGACGCCTCGTGCGGGTTGCGCAGCATTCTGTCGCGCTCGTACGCGTCCAGCATCTTGGCGACGCCGTTGAGGTGGTTCTTGATGTTTTTGTTGTGCGCATTCATGCGCGCCGACTCGCGACACGAGCGCGCCCACAAGCGCACGTCGCCGCCAAAGGTCCAGACGTAGGCGTTCACCACGCTCGGCACGGCGTCGGCAGCCTCGTTCAGGTTGGTGCCGCCCGCGCGCACCATCGCGCTCACGCGGTCGTACACCGACTGCACCACCGTCGACTGACGCTCGCGCCCCGCCGCCGCCATCATGTCGCGCACGCGCGGCAGCGACAACGCAAAGGCGTAGATTCCGAGATATCCCCGCGCGATAAAGGTCCACAACGTGCGCAGGCGCGTGTCGTCGTCGCGCGTCCGGTTGGTGACGCTCTCCTCAATGTAGGCAAACAGCTCGCGCACCTCCAAGGGCACCGTCGTGAGCGGCGTGTCGCGCACCGCCTCAAAGGTGCTCACCTGCGAAGCCCACGCGTCGGCGCGCACGGCATCCTCGCCCATGGTGGCGAGCAGCACCTTGGCGGCGAGCGTGGCGTCGATCTTGCCGGTGACCGTCGTCTGGTTGGCAAGCTTGTACAACCATTCTCGCAACGGAAGCACGCCGTGCGAGCTCAGACGGATCGTTCCCGCGCGAATGCCGCCGTTGATGGAGGTGAGCAGCGTCAGCATGGAGCTTTGCAGCGCCGACGTCCCGTAAATGCGCGTGAATCGCACGATGCCCGACTGCACGCGGTCGATGAGCGGCGACGAACGCGGCGCGACTTCGATGGCGTCCAAACTCGCCACCATGGCTTGCTGGCGGTTGCGCACACCCGCCTTCCACAAGAAAGAATCCCAACACCCGACATGCTCCGTCGCGCTCACCACCACATCCACATCCACCTGACTCGGAGCGGATCCCGAAACACCGCCGATTCCGGGCACACTCATGGCGCGTAACTTCTGTTTTAATACTTGCCCGCAGCTTCGTCACGTCACTGTGGAACACGTCGCTTTGGAGTAGCTCGGAGCGTCGCGATTTCCACGACGTTTTATCGGACCTTGCGGTCCTCAAAACGTCTGCTCCAATACGACGCCGACGCACTCGACGGACCCCTCAAACCTATCATGACGGAAACTACACATCCAGAAACACGCCGCGCCACGGTACGCGCACCTTGACGCTGGTGCGCCCGCCCGCCAACGAGCGCGCCGACGACAGCTCGCGCTGCGCGTCGCCCACCACGCCCGCGACGCCGGACGCGTGCAGTTCAGCCTCCGACTTGCCGGCGCCCTCAAACACCGCCCACTTGTTCATCAACTCGCGACACTGCGCGTTCGGTATCAAACGCTCGCACGACCCCGTCGCCGGATGCGCCTCGTCCAACGGCGCACACGTAAAACCCAAACTTTCGACGGCGCGCACCACCGCTTCTGTCATTTCGACACCGTGACGCACACACACACAATCGAACCGGCACCTGCCCCCCTGTTTACTTTGCTGCGCATGAAGCGAGCGCGCCTTGACGAGACGGCGCCGTGCGTGTTCGAACTGGTCGTTCCGCTGATTGACGCTTCGGGGCGCTTTCTGCAAAGTCTCGTTCCGTCGCAAGGCTGCCTGGCGCCCTTCGCCTCGCTGTTTCTCGACGCCTGGGGCATGAACGCCTACACGGCGCACACATTTGTGCCGTCCATGCACCCGGCGTCGGTGGCGCGCGACCAGCTGCCCTTGCACGACTGCCTGGTGTCGCCCAAAACGGACGGCGTGCGTGTGCAGCTGGTGCGATACGGCGTGCGCGCGGCGGACGGCTCCGACGCGACCGTGACGGCGCTCGTTGATCGCTTCTTCCGTGTGCACGTGTTTCGCGCGGAAAGGTTTCAGTTTCGGGAGTCGGATGCGTCGACGTGGCTGCCGGTGCGCGACGGAGAGACGCTTCGCGGACTGACGGTGCTGGATGCGGAGCTTTTGACGTCGCCCGGCGCCGTTTCCGAGACGATGCACACCTTCGGGAGAAGGCGCGACCAAACGCACGTCAAGTCTGTGTACGTTGAAATGATTACGCACACGGACCCGACGTCGCTGCAACTTGTGCTGCACGACGCGATTTGCGTCTCGGGTGTTTCGCTGGTGCAGACGCCGTTTGAGGCGCGTGTTTCTGTGCTGCAGCGCAGGTTGGATACGAGCGACGTGGCGCGCGCGCTGCCGCTGC